CTACAACGGCACGCGGTACGGCGTGGACACCGGCACGCTCGCGGATCCGCTCGGCCCGCAGTTCGAGAACTATCTCGAGCAGTCGCCCACAAACTGGAGGTCCGGGTTCGTCGTGCTCACGTTCAAGGACGGCCGCCTGCTCTGGCCGGAAGTGGTGAAGGTGTTTGCTCCGGGATTGATCGAGTTCCGCGGCGCGGTGATGGATGTGAGCGCGCTATGAGCTGCCCCCTGATCGCCGCCTGCGGCTTCGCCTACCTGTGGGTGGCGATCGACCAGGGCCTGAAGGGCAATTGGCCGATGTGCGTGGTCTACAGCGGCTACTCCTTTAGCAACATCGGTCTCTACATTCTCGCCAAGTAAGGGAGTCGTCCCCGATGTCAGCCATATCCGACACGCCCCCCTCATTCGATGCGCAAAAGTCAAATCCGAAAGACATTGTGGGCTCGCGCAAGGCCCCCCTGTCCACGGTCCCCATGGGCGTCATCGCCGAGATCGGCGTGGGGATGCTCGAGGGCGCCGCGTAACGTTCCATCCGATTTCGAAGGACAGCACCATGACAGAACGCGTGAGCGTGCTCACAGAAGCACAGGGCCTTGTGCACGGGGACCGCAATGCGGCGTACGGGCATCCGCTCGACGATTTCAGCCGCACGGCCGGCATGGTCAGCGCCATGCTCGCCCACAAGCTCAAAGAGCCCCTGACGGCCGAGGAAGTCGGCATGTTCATGGTGTGCGTGAAGCTCTCGCGACAGGTGAATGCGCCGAAGCGGGACAACGCGGTCGATGGCGCTGGGTATTGGGAAACCGTTCAGTGGTGCATCGACGAGCGCGCGCGCCGCGCCGCCGGTTACGGGGCCGAATTGCCGAAGCACTACACCATCGCCGATTCCGCCGACTGAGTTCTCCTGCAGTTGTCTCCTCCGAGGCATTCGTGCCTCTTCGCCCTCAGCCCTTCGCGGGGTTGGGGGCGTTTTTCTCGTTTCTGGCGCCCCCAATTCGGGTCCGATCATCCCCAAGTTATCCAACACTCCGCCGGTTTGTCGTATAGCTGAACGAATTGGGCGGTTTGTTGAAGAATACGTTCATCAGCGGCACAATCATCACCTGATGCGGCGGCGTGGAAAGCAGACACGCAGCGGTGTTGCCACAAGCGCGCGTGCTGGCTGGCCCCCGACCCTACCGGACGACCGCAAGTCGTGAAAGGGCGTAAGCAAGTATCGGGGTAAGAGCACGCAGAGCCGGAGTAGCGCCCGGCCCGCATCCCTTTTCATCGGAGAAGCGCATGGCTCGGACGGTTGAATCCCTCATCGCGGAGCTTTCGAAGTTTCCGCCAGAAGCGAAGGTGTTCGCCTATGAGGGTGAGATCACCGGGCTGGTGATCTACGTGAACGACAGCTATGCCAAGCAGGGCGTGATCTACTGCCCTGAAGGGGACGAGCCGGTCAAGCCAACGGAGCCACTGTGACCACCAATCAGTACGAAGGGGCGCGCGGCGGCGTCTGTCCGGATTGCAAATGGCCCAGCGGCTCCAAGGTCGCGAAAGCCTGCGATTGCATGCAGGGCGAAGGCCGAAGCCGGGAAGCGCACGAAAGAGCGCTGGCCGAAGCCCGCGAGCTCCAGCGCCTCGGCGTGCCGTTGACGGACCCGCGCTACTACTAGCCCTTCCAGCGCCTCCCAACCATCCACCCGGACCTCTTCACCTTGACCCACGCGTCGGACCGCTCTCCCGGCTTGTACGGCGAGCCCAGGCGCTTCGCAACCAGCCCCTCCAGCCGCAATTGGTGGACCGCCTGCTCGAACAGCGCCCGCCCGTGCTCGGCGTCGAAGTGCCCGACGTACAGCACCGATGGCACTGCGGGCGTCAAGAGCTCCTGCAGCTGGCGCTTGCGCTCTTCGATCGGCAGGGCAATGAGGCTGTGCCCATCCCGCGCGAGCAGGTCAAAGGCGCAGTAGGTGACCGCATCGCACTCCGGGTAGAAGCAGCGGCGCCGCGCCCGGTCCTGCAGCCGGTTGAAGTCCGAGCGGCCGATCTCGTCCAGCACGCAGACCTCGCCGTCAAGGATGTGCGGGCCGCCTGGAAGCCGCGCGAGGCCCTGCGCCACCTCCGGAAACCACTTCGTGCAGTCCGCCCGGTTGCGGGTGGCGAGCTGCACAGCCCCATCCTGCACGCCCGCGATGCACCGGTAGCCGTCATGTTTAAGTTCCCAGATCCAGCCCGGCCGGTCGAACGGCGGCGGATGCCCGCGCTCGGTGAGCAGCATCGGGGCGGGCAGCTTCACGGCTCTTTGGCACCTCGCCCCAGGTGCGAAAAGCTGCCGTTGATGTCCTGATCCTCTTCGGTGCGCACCACCATGCGCGAAGTGGGCTCGGGGCGGATCGCGCCGCGCTTGGCGGCCGTCTCCGCGTCCATGTGGTCAGTGCTCAGGTACGGCTTGCCCTTGCCGAAGCGCGGCGGGAGATACCAGCGGTACAGGATGATTTCGGGCATGGAGCGGGCATCTTAGCCCCGAGGCGTCTCAGGGAAGAATCCTGGGAAGAATCGGCAAAATCCAGCGTATTCCAGCGCAACGCTCCTACGCTCGCACAATGGAGCGAAACCCAGCACAACTGCTCTGACGGTTCGAGTCCCTCCGGGCAGGCCATGGATTCCGCAATGGAATCAAGCACTTAGCCCGATTTCGCGGATCCTCGGGGAAGCTCCAGGGAAAATAGCGCCTCCAGCTTGCCCATCTCCACGGCGTTTTGGCCGCCGTCGATCCACTTCGAGTAGGTGCGCAGGAACTGCTCGATGCTGTGGCCCATTTGCTTGGCCGCGAACGCCGGCGTCATCCCGGCCATGAGCATCATCGTCGCGTAGGTGTGGCGCGTCTCGTAGGGGCTGCGGTAGCGGATCCCCAGGCGCTTCAAGCACGGGCGCCAATACAGCTCGCGCGGCGGCTCGTCATCCGTCCAGCGCTCGCCCGTGCGCGGATCCGGAAAGATCCAGCCGCCCGGCTGCAGGAAAGTGGACGCCTTCTGTTCCTTGAGGAACGCGAGCGCGCGGCTGTTCAATTCGACGTGCCGCGCGACGTTCGTCTTGGTGCGGTCCTTGTGCTCGCCCAGCACCACGCCGGATCCAACGCGCAGGGTCTTGCGCCGCCAGTCGATCGCCTCCCATTTCAGCGCGAGGCTCTCGGAGGTGCGCAGGCCGGTGAAGAACTTGACGCCGAAGTAACGCGCGACCTGCTCGCCGTAGTGCTTGGCGAGACCCGCGAGAATCGCCTCCACCTCGTCCCGGTCGAACGGGTCCGGCTCCGGATCCTGGTGGGCGAACTTCTCGATGCTCGCCGTCGGGTCGCGCAGCATCACGCCGTCCTCGATGGCGAGGGCCACAGCCTGCCGGAGCACGCTGAGCTTGTTGTTGCGGGTCTTGCCGGTCCATGTCGGCTCGCTCGCGAGGGCCGTGAGCACGTCGCTCTTGACCACGGCGCGGGCCGGTTTCTTGCCGAGCTTGGCCTTCCACCAGTCGCGCGCCACGCGGTAGCCCTTGAGCGTGCTCGTCTCCTTGCCCACCAGCGACTCGTACCAGGTGTCCAGCCGGTCGCCCAGGCTCACCCCGGAGGCGGTGGTCGCGTTCTTGCTGGCCGGGAAATAGTCGGCATAGACGAACGTGCCGAAGCGGATCTTGTCGCGGATCTCGCCGGCCAGCCGGTGCGCGTAGCGGACATTCGCGGGCGTGGGCGCCATGGGCTTGCCGTCCGTCTTGAGGGTTTCCTTGCGCTGCTCGCCTTCGAGCGTGAAGCTGATGCGAATGGAGGACTCGCGGACCTCTACGCCGTTCCCGTTGCGCCCCATCGCTCGTATCCCTCCAGGTCAATCAGCACGCGCCCATCGCGTTTCACCCATTGCCGCCCCTCCACCCAGATGCCGCGGTGGATCTTGGTGCGGATGGCCGACGCCGACAGGCCCGTGACGGCCTCGGCCAGCTCAATGGTAACGAACCGCGCCGGGGTGAGCCGGATGACGGTCGGGCTGGGGTCGTTGGCGGCCGTCCGCTCAACCGGTACTGCGCTCATCTCTCGTTGCTCCCCGACTTGCTCCCGGAGTCCGCCAGCGGCGCCTCGTCCCACTCCAGCGCGTGCGGGGCGGCGGTGCGGCAGCGGGCCTGCCCGCAGTCGAAGGGGTTGACGCTGAATATCTCGCACAGCCGCGCGAACGGCCCCCACGTCAGCCCGTCCTCGTGCTGCGTCTTCACGAAGAACGGGCGCTGCTCGGGCAGCATGTCGCTGTCGTCGTCCACGATGGCATAGTGCAGCACCTCGGGGCGGTTCTCCAGCCACGCGGCGATTTCCTTGCCGCGCGGGCCGAGCAGGCTGGGAGTGCGGT